GATTCTCGTAAGTTTATGGTGCCACTTCAAGGTGGATTCGATGGTCACAAGCCAAATCTTCAGAAGAAGTTAGGAACATATATTGAAGCTGGCAATACACAAGGATTTGATATATCAAATTCAACTGCAGATGGCTATACATCATATAAGAAGGCACTTGATACGATTTCAAATGCTGATGAATTTGATATTAACATGGTTGTAACACCTGGTGTTCTTCACTCATTACATTCTGCAATAACAACTTATGCTAAAGATATATGTGAAGACCGTGGCGATGCTTTCTATGTAATGGATGTTGCTGGTATAAGTGATAACATTGCAACTGCAGTATCAACAACAGAAGGATTTGACAGTAACTATACTGCTACTTACTATCCTTGGGTTAAGATTCTTGATTTTGATAGAAACAAACCTATTTGGGTTCCACCATCTGTTGTTCTTCCTGGCGTTATCGCATTCAATGACCGTGTATCTGCTGAATGGTTTGCTCCTGCAGGTTTGAATCGTGGTGGTTTGACCGAAGTTGTTGAAGTCAAATCTCGTTTGACTCACGCTGAACGTGACACACTCTATGAGGCAAGAATCAATCCTATCGCGGTGTTCCCATCAACAGGCGTTTGTGTTTGGGGTCAAAAAACATTGCAAGGTAGACCTTCTGCTCTTGACCGTATCAATGTTCGCCGTCTCTTGATTGCTGCTAAGAAGTTTATTGCTTCTTCCACAAGATACCTTGTGTTTGAACAAAATACTTCACAGACACGCTCAAGATTCTTGAACATTGTAACACCATACTTGGAATCAATTCAACAACGTCAAGGTTTGTATGCTTTCCGTGTTATCATGGATGAAAGTAATAACACACCTGATATTATTGACCGCAACATCTTATACGGCCAGTTGTTCTTACAACCAGCCAAGACTGCTGAATTTGTCATACTTGACTTTAACATTCAGTCTACTGGTGCTGCTTTCCCTGGTGCTTAATTGATATAAATGGGGGGTTGAAATACACTCCCCATATTTTTTTCAAAGTTGTATATTTATCTAGGAAGATATTTTTAATTTGGAGATATAAATGGCTGAATTACTCGATCCCAATGAAATTTTTTTCACACCGTTTGAGCCAAAATTACAGAATCGCTTTATCATGTATATTGAAGGCGTTCCTGCATATTTGGTAAAAGGTGCTGGTAGACCAAACATTAGTTTCAATCCAATCACACTTGACCACATCAACGTCAAACGTAAAGTAAAGGGAAAGGGTGAATGGCAAGATATTTCAATAAAATTGTATGATCCTATCGTGCCTTCCGCTGCTCAGGCAACAATGGAATGGGTGCGTCTTTCACACGAATCTGTAACAGGTCGTGATGGTTATTCTGACTTCTATAAGAAAGACATAACACTTCATGTTCTCGGTCCTGTTGGTGATAAAGTTGAAGAATGGACACTTAAAGGTGCTTTCATTACTGCAACAACATTTGGTGATATGGATTGGGCAAATGATGCATTTGTTGAGATTTCTCTCACACTTGCATATGATTATGCTATCCTCCAATACTAATACAAATTGTATTATCATATTGAAATTGAAATAAAATACGGGTATACTGATTTTTTCGGTATACCCATATTTATATTTGTAAAATAAAACGTTTTATTACAAACAATGTTATAGGATTTAAGTTATGACAAAAATTCCAACCGGTTACAATGTAGCCAATGAAGAAGTTGTTTCGGATGCCGATATTAAGGCACAACTTTTAGCTGAACACAAACAAACTAATGTTAAAAAATCTAATTTTCCAACAGAGTTAATTCCATTGCCTTCAAAAGGTCTTTTGTATCCAGAAGGCCATCCTCTGGCAGAAGGAACTATTGAAATGAAATATATGACTGCTAGAGAAGAAGATATTTTAACATCACAAAATCTTATTAAACAAGGTGTGGTTTTAGACAAATTGTTTGAGTCTTTGATTGTTACCCCTATCAATTACAACGACTTGTATGTTGGTGACAAAAATGCAATTATGGTTGCTGCTAGAATTTTGGGATATGGAAAAGATTATACAGTTCAAATTGATGATCCTTTTTCACCCGGCAATAAACAAAATGTTACAATAGATTTAACTCAAATTGAGCACAAGGAGGTCGATTATTCGCCATTTGAGAACAGAGCAACCGAATTTGATTTTGAACTTCCACTATCTAAGAGAAATATAACTTTTAGATTTATGACACATGGATTGGAAAGACAGATTCAATCAGAGATAAAATCAATCAATAAATCAGTTATTAAGTCTGGAATTGATAGGGATTTAACAACAAGACTCAAACATATTATTACATCGGTTGATGGTGAAACTGGTAGAGTTGCTATAAATAATTTTGTTGATAATGAATTGTTTGCAGCGGATTCGAGAGCATTGAGGTCATTTATGAAGGAAATCTCACCTGATTTGGACCTATCGTTCACCTTTATTTCGGATATTACTGGTGAGGTTAAGGAGATAGACATACCCATAGAGGTATCATTTTTTTGGCCTGGCACCTGATTATAGATTAGGTCTACATGAAGAAATTTTTTCTTTGTGTTATTATGGCAAAGGTGGTTTTACTTGGGATGAAGTTTACAATCTTCCTGTTCATTTAAGAAGATTTTATATCAATCAAGTTAAGAAAAAATTAGAAGAAAGAAATAAGGCAGAACAAGCTGAGGTGTCTAAACATAAAGTCAATATGCCTACTTTTTCAAAACCATCAACACCTAGACGATAATTTTGCGGTTTACATATTTATAGGATATGTAAACCGTTTTTTTATGATTATTAGTAGAAAAAAGTGGCATCTGATAATGAAGTAAAACTTGAAGCCGAACTCAAAAAACTCATTCAACAAAGAGTTGATATTGAAAAGCAAATTGTTGAACAGAAGAATAAAAGTGAGGCATCTGAAAAAAAATCAATAGAAAACATTAAGCAAATCATATCATTGGACGCACTTCGCATGGATTCCATAGAGAAGGAACAAGAAGTGCGCAAAAAAATTCAAGATATAGAAAAGGAATCAGAGGATAGAAACAAAAAATTTGAAAAATCCCAACAAGGAACTGTAAAGTCTTTGGAGGATATGACCAAAAGTTCTGAGGATCTTCAAAAAATACAAGAACAACGTGAAAGTGTAGCCAATCGTATTCGCGGATATGGTGATGATGAAAGAAAACATGCAATAGATTTGGGGGCACAATATACTGTTTTAAGTGATAAGGCAAAAAAACAAGCTGATATTTTAGTAAAAAATTTAGATGTAAACAATCAACTTGCTTCTGGTTTCGATGATATTGCAAAAAATATCGAATCTGGAAATCTCGGAAGTAAAAACTTTCTTCAAACCGTTCTTGAAACAAGAAATGTAAATGATGACATAACCGAATTATATTCAAATTCAATAAGTCAAACTGCAGATATAGAAAAGGGAACTGCTAAGATAGTAGAAACTGATAGAGCAAGAGAAGCTGTTGCTAGAAAAAGAGCTACAATAGACAGTGATAAATTGGGATTGAATGAACAAGAAAAATCTCAGTTATTAACACAGCTTGCATTGGATGAACAAAGATTAGATGCTATAGATGAACAGAACAAAGTTATTGAAAAACAAAATGCAAAAATGGGGATGATAAATGATATTGGTTCAAAATTAGGAACTAGTATGTCATCTTGGGTTACGAGTCTTCCAAGTGGTGATAAGATAGTAAAAATACTTGGAATAGACGAAACTGCTGCAAAGATGAATAAAAGTTTTACCAATGCCATACAAAACGGTTTACAAGGTAACTTCAAAACTGCATTTGCCGAAGGTGTTAAGGGTCTCGGTAGTATGATTGCTATGGCACCAAAACTTGCTGCTGGTATGGGATTAGGACTGATTGCAGGCGGTCTTAAAGGTATGTTAAATGTCATAATGGAAGTAGATGGAGTCATTGCTCAAATGGGTAAAGACTTTGCTATGAATAAAAAAGAAGCTGGTCAGTTATATCAACAAACCGTTAAGTTATCAAATGAATTGAAGATAACTGGAATCAATTCAAAAGAGATTGCAGAGGGTATTCAAGTTGCAAGTGAAGCTTTCAATGGTATAGATGTTGCTTCACAGATAATGTCAGGAAACAAAGAAATGGAAGGGTTTGTAAAACAGGCAGCTGTTTTATCAAAACAATTCGGTTTATCTGGTGGTGAAATTGCTAAAATAAAAGATATAGCAACTATTACTGGAACATCAATGGATAAACTTGTAAAAGAATCCGTTGATATGGGCAAGGGGGTGATGAATGCTAAAGAGAGTATGAAAGTTCTTGCTGGTATTCCAAAAGAAGTTGCTGTTGGTTTCAAGGGAGCATCAAAAGAACTCGTTGCTGCTGCTCAAAAGGCAAAACTATTAGGAACTGATCTTAAGAAAATAAAAGATATTGGTAGGGGAATGTTAGATTTGGAATCATCTCTAACTGCAGAATTTGAGGCACAGGCAATCACCGGTAAAAATATGAATCTTGATACTGCAAGAAGACTTGCAATGAATGGTGATATATTTGGTTTACAAGAAGAATTGCTTGATAAAGCTGGATCACTTGAAGATTTCACCAATATGAATGTTATTCAACAAGAGGCATATGCAAAAGCGATGGGTATGTCTGTTGAAGAAATGACAGATATGCTTACCAATGCACAAAAACTCAAAGATGCAAACATAGATGCAGATTATGCAGAAAGATTGAGTAACATGAAAAGTGCCTCTGAACTTGAAAAGGAAATGGCAAATGCAAAGAATCAACAACAAAAAGATTACATTGCACAACTTGCTGCTGAAAAACGTTCTGCGAGTTTGAAAGAAGCCATGACCGATGCTATTGAAAAGTTAAAACAAAAGTTTGCTCCGGTGATAGATGCTATCGTTCAAATGGTAAGTGGGTTAGAACAAGGTTCAGACAATGTTTCCATATTCCAAAAAATGTTAGATGGAATTGATATGGATGCCGTTGCCGCTGGTATAAAAGAAGCACTTCCAAAAGTAATGACAGCCATTCAAGGATTGATTAAAAATCTTCCAAAAATAATTGAAATGGTCACTGGTCTGATAAGTAAGTTTAGTGCAATAGCTGGTGTGGCTGGTAGTGCTTTTTCATTTTTAGGACCAACAACTGCTGGTTTAGGTATAATGGCACTTAAAATTGCTGGACCTGGTGGTATAGCCGCCGGTTTTTCTTTGGTAGGAAAGGGAGCAATGGGATTATTCGGAGTCATGAAAGGTCCACTTATGGATGGTGTGTCCGGATTGGCTGGATCCGTTAGTAAAAATTTGGGCGGTGCATTTAGTGGGGTTGCTGGTAAAGCTGGAAAATTGAAGGATATGCTGGGTGGTGCTGGAAAAGCAGCAAAAGCTGCACAGGCAGCTGGAGCGGCATCTAAAGCAGCAAGTGTTGCAAGTTCTGCCGCTGGTGCAATTCCCGCAGGACCACCAGGTGGTGGATTGGGTGGATTCATGAGCACAATAAATCCTGTTGCAATGATGCAAGGTGCAGCTGCTATTCTTATTCTTGCTGCTGCATTATATGTTGTTGCTAAGGCATTACAAGAATTTATGAAAGTAGAATGGTCTGCAATTCCAAAGGCAGGCATTGCGTTATTAGGTCTTGCGGGTGTTGCTATGTTACTTGGTGGTGCAACTACTGCAATGGTGCTAGGTGCTGCTGCTATTTTGATTCTCGGTACTGCTTTATTAGTAGCTGCTGTTGGTTTCAACATAATGGGTGAAGTTAAGTGGGATAATTTCAAAGGAATTGCCATGGCACTAGTAGAACTTGCAGGTGGATTTGTTGTTTTAGGTGCCGCGGCTCCTTTCATAATTATTGGATCTATGGCCATGATGGCAATGGGAGCTGCAGCTGCTGTTTTTGGTGCTGGGTTGTATATTATTGCAAACTCTCTTGCTGAATTTCAAAAAATTGGTGATTTCGGAAAAGTTGGTGATAACTTAGCTGCAGGAATGGAGGCAATAGGATCAATTTCTGATAAAGTAGATTTAAGTAAGTTGGAAGATTCATTTGATGATTTAGAGGATGCTCTTGAAGAATTAGATTTTGAACAACTTGCTGCTTTTGGTAAATTGGGAAGTTCTTCATTAAAAGGTGCCGGTGATAATCTTGTTGCTGGTATGAACTCATTGATGGGTATAAATCAAGGTATAAATTGGGGTGGTTTAGAAGATACTTTTGATGAATTAGAGGATGCACTCGATGAACTTGATTTGGATGGTATTACTGCATTTGCTAAATTGGGTGAAGAAGGAATTAAAAAAGCCGGTGTGAATTTGGTTGATGGATTAAATTCATTTCAAAATATAGATTTAGGAATGATGACATCTGTATTGGATCAATTAAAACCAATCTTTTCAAAAATTAGAGAAAGTTTTGGTGAATTAACCGGTGGATTTTTGCAATCAAATCCTTTGGAAAAACTAGCTGAAATGAAACTAGATTCTTTGCCAACTTTTGGAAAGGGAATTTCAGACTTTTTAACAACTATGTCAAACCTCAAAGAAGTAAGTGGACTTGATAAATTGAAGGATCAATTTGAATTATTATCAGAATCAATAGATGGATTGGATATAGATAAATTGAATGAACTTGCTGGTATAAAGCCAGAAGCCATGGGCAATCTAGGAAAGCTACAGGCCGTATTTCAACCATCACAGGCAATAGAACCTCAAAGTGCAGGAGCCGGTGGTGCAGGTGGTGCAGCGGGAGCAGGTGGTGCTTCTGCAGGTGGGGGTGGTAATGGTGGTGTTGAGGCAAAGTTAGATCAACTAATAGGTTTATTCAGTTCTATTGCAAATCAACCTACTGTAATAAAATTTGGTGATAAATTTGTAGAAGAAATACGAAATACTATAAACATAAAGAAAACATATAACATTGAAGATAATTTCGGTAGAACGGCATAATAAAAATCGAAATAAGATATTTATTGATGTATTAACAGGATGTGTAAAAGATGTCATTGGTAGACTTAAAATCTGATTTATCAAAATATAGAAGTGAGGTTTCAAAGGAGGGCAAAAGCACTCCAGATGCTTCATCTGCTACCAATGATAAAAACTTTGCAACACAACAACCAATTACAGATGGTTTATACAAAGATGTACCTACTATACAAAAACCAAAAGTTGTTAGTCTTACAAGTCAATTATCTAACACCAAACTTGATGAAATAAAACAACCAAAGAAATCGGATGTTAGTAAAAGATTAGGAACAACCGAACTTGACAATATAAAAAAGCCAGTAAAAACATCATTAGAAAGTAAGTTAGATTCTACTAAACTTGATGATATAGTTATACCATCGGATAAAAGAATTGGTTTGGAAGACAGATTGGCTTCAACTAAACTTGACGATATAGTTCAACTTCCAATAGAAAGTCTTTTGATAAATTCTGTTTCAGAATTTTCACCTATGATTTCTGAAAATAGAACAGCAATAGCTGGTGGAATTGGTCTTGAACAAATTGAATCAAAGTTTTCAAATATAAATCAAACTAGATTTTCCAGCAGATTGACTGAATCTGATATTGAAATAACAAGATCTACTCCTGGTGAAAACAATAATAATTCAAACACTGATATAAATAGACGACCACTTTCTTTTGAAAGAGATGGAACTAGTCCTGATATAAATGTTAATTCAAATGATGCAACAGATAATATAACCGATCCAAAAACTGTAATAAACAGAATACCACAAAGTTTTAACAGAGAGGATGAAGCTGTTGCCATAAATAAAAATATATTGTCTCCTATTGGCAATATAACAAATCCATTGATAACAATAACAAGACCGCCACAATCTTTTGATAGAACGGAAAACTTAATAGAAATATCAAAGAATCCAAATGATGCTTTAGATAACATAACAATACCAGATATAGAACCTTTGATACGTCCTTTATCTTTTGACAGACAAGAACAAGTTCCAAATATAATCACAGAAACTATACAAGAAGGTATAGTTGTCAATCCAAACATAAATGTTTTACGAGTAGAACAGGGATCAATCCATACAGGTGATGCGAGTGAATTTAATATAGATAGTTCACCTATTCGTTTCGTTGGAACGTCACAATTAGAAAAGATGATTGAGGATGACGATAAAGGTCCAATACGATACGAAGGACAAACTATACACGATGTTGATAATAGCCAGTTGAATCTTGTCGGTGTAACACCAACATTTCCTGCAGGAAGACACGAGAATCCATCGGATTCTTTGTATTCTGTGTTGGGATTACAGGAAGTTAATTTCTTCTCTAATCAATTTGCAATAGGTTTTAATCAGAAACAACAATTAGGTGATAGTAAATATATCGGATTTTCACAATATGTTTGGACTGGTGGATCAGATAAAGGTCCTTTTACAAATTATTTTTCCGATAAAAATGCATTTGGATTTCAAATACGAGTTAATGCCGAAGAAACTGCATATCAACCAAATATGTCACAATTTGATTTTGCTAAAATAACTGGTGTAAATTATTTTGACGGTAATAACAATAATACTCTCGGCGGATTTAGTGTATTCACGCCGCATCAAATAACAGAATATAAAACAGAATCTTCATTTTTAGGATGGCAAGGTAATAGAGTTGGTGCTCCACAAGTGAATTTCTTTGATATAGAACTTGGTCATACGAAAAGAGGATTTAATAAATTTGCAGAACTCGGTGAGTCTGATTACATAGAAGGATCTTCTATATTTGATTATGATGGAAACAAACAAAATGCTCCGACTGTAAATTATTTCGATTTAGCAAATGCCGTTACAACAATGGGATTTCATAATTTTGCTGCATTTCAAGATTCAAAATATATTTTGGATGCATCGAATTATGTATGGAAAGGCGTTTCCATAACAGATTCTCCAGAAACTAATTATTTTGATATAATCAAAAACGTTACAACAGCAGGATTCCATCGATTTGCACAAAAATTAGACACAAAATATATCAAAGATGCATCAGATTTTGTTTGGTCAGGTGCCAGAGGAGATGCTCCAACTATAAATTATTTTGATTTGGTGACAACTCTAAACTCAACAGATGGTTTTCATTCATTTGCTGGATTGTATGATACGAAATATGTTACAGATTCATCTAGATTTACTTGGCTTGGTGTAAAAGAAGATGCTCCATTTGTAAATTATTTGGACATATCAACTAGAAATGTAATATCAGGATTTGATACATTCGTTCCTTTTTTAGAATCAAAATATAAAAAGGAATCTTCTGCTTTCACATGGAACACAGTAAGACAGGATTCTCCTGTTGTTAATTATTTTGATTTGCAAAATCAATTTACTACAATCGGATTTCATAGTTTTGCAGTATTAAACGATACAAAATACATAAAGGATTCATCTCAATTTGATTTCGATGGTAATAAACAAAATGCTCCGGCTGTAAATTATTTCGATTTACTAAGTAGATTTACAACTGCAGGATTCCATACATTTCCTATTTTCAAAGAATCAAAGTATATCAAGGATTCATCTGAATTTGATTGGGATGGTGCAAGAGTAAATGCTCCTGCTATAAATTATTTCGATTTGCAGGGAACACATACTACTGCTGGATTCTATACATTTGCACAAGAATACGATTCAAAGTATGTAAAAGAATCTTCGAGGTTTGATTGGGATGGTAATAGAGCATCTGCACCTGCTGTAAATTATTTTGATTTGCCCGGTAAATTTACAACAGAAGGTTTTCATATACTTGCTCCATTTAAGCAAACTAGATATATTCACGAATCATCTGAATTTGATTGGGATGGTCTTCGTGCAAATTCACCAGAAGTTAATTATTTTGACTTTACAGGAAAAGTAACAACTGCTGGTTTCCATAGACTTGCTGAAATATATGATTCAAAGTATGTTGAAGAATCATCTGGATTTGATTGGGATGGAACACGTGAGAAATCACCACAAGTAAATTATTTTGATTTGTCTGGTAAATTTACTACAATAGGTTTTCATAGACTTGCTGAAATATATGATTCAAAATATATCAAAGATTCATCTGAATTTACATTTGTTGGTAAGTTTCCAGAAGCCGGTATAGATTATTTTGATAAAGAAAAATTAAATCAAACAGGATTTACTCTTAATATACAACCAAAGGGAACCGGAAAACCAAATGGAACGGAGTATTTTCACGAAAGTTCATTTTATACATTCAAAGGTTCAAGACCTGGTGATCCAGTAGAATCGGTAATTGATTTCTTCCAAAATACAAATCAAACCGGTTTCACAATGGATATTAAAAGAAACGAAGGTTTGCCGGAAACTGAATATGCTACCGAATCTTCTATATTCGTTTTTCAAGGTGGTAGACCTGGTTTACAAAGTTTCTTTCCAGATGATAACCAAACTGGTTTCACTTTGGATATTATGGCAAAGGGTAGTAGCAGACCTGGAACCGAATACGATACAAATTCTTCTGACTATGGATTCAAAGCCGATAGAAGGCCACCACTACTAAATTATTTTCCAGATGATAACCAAACTGGTTTCACTTTGGATATTATGCCAAAGGGTGCTGGTAATCCTCAAACAGAATATGTAAATGAATCATCTAGATTTGGTTTTATAGGTTTGAGACCAAATGGTGTTAATTATTTTCCTGATGATAACCAAACTGGCTTTACAATAGATATAATGAGTAAAGGCAGTGGCAGACCACAAACCGAATACTCTGCAGAAACATCTCAATTTGATTGGAATGGATCAAGATTGAGTGCACCGAGTAATAATTATTTTGGTTTGTATAGAACACCAACCGGCAAAGAATATATTGATGTTCAACAAAAAAACAACACAACACAGGCGGGTAGAGGATTTCAAACTTTCTATACAGACAAAACTGTAACTAATTATGCGCCAGGATATTCTATATTATCAACAGAAAGTGGAACAAATAAAATTCGTTCTTTGGACAAACCTGTTACAAATTTCTTTGGATTTACACCATCTCAAAGAGCTGGATTTTTGCCAAAAATGACTTTAAGTGATGGAACACTTTATCCGATAATAAATCCAGAGCTTACTTACAACTTAGATGAAAATGGAAGACTTGCTATTCAAACAAGAAGATCTTCTGCTGGAATCAATACAGTTAAAGGCGAAGAATTTGCTCCATTATCTTTGGGAAAAAGACCTTGGGTTCAACAAGGAACTCTTGCTTCCTTAGAAAATCAAGTTCCGAATATCATAACAAAAGCTGCTGCTGGTTCTTACATAAACAAATATGAAAGAACTATGAAAGATACACCAGATGGTAGTTACCTTGCATCGTATGGCATACGTCAAGGGCAGATTGCAAAACAATATCAAGAATACAGAGGAACTCCTTTACAATTTAATCCAGAATTAGATTCTACTCCATTTATACTAAGGGGTATTCAAATAAAAGGTAAAACTGTAAATGAAAGATGGGGACAAAATTCTGATGCAGGGAATGTTATTTTTGGCAGAGGTGGTGGATATTCGGATCAATTTGCTGCAATTAACATTGCAGATAGAGAAAGAATAGAAAAATGGTTAGAAACACCAAAAGGAATAGCTTGGACATTATTACAAGAAGAATTGTATAAAAATAATCCATTGGTTGATAGTATAACTGCAATAGAATCTAATTCAAATTCTGCTCAAACTTCTAAAACTAGAATATACAATAAGGCATCCTTATTGAACGCAATAGAAGACAATTTGCTTAGAGGAAGAAGTTTGAGAATACGCCACGGTGAAGATGGAGAAAATCCAGAAAATTCCGATAAGTATGAATCGGTAGTTTTGAGAATGAATCCAAGTAATGATGATAAACAAAATGTTATGAATTTTCCCAGAACAGTTGCTGGAGATTCATCTACTCTCTATTCGGATTCAATTAGATCAGCACAAAATACAAAAAACATATATTCTTTCTATAAATACAATAGATTGATAGCATTGATGTCTGAATTATTACCGTCATCATTTGCACCGTTAAATTCTAAAACTGCCTCATCAATTCGTAATGCAGCTGGTAGTCCTATACTTAAAATATCACGTTTATCTGGAATGGGTGGACCAAATTCTGGAACTGATCCATCAGGAGTTACCGAAATAAGAAGGGCATCTCATCCATTTATGAAGGCATACAACACATCTGGTGTTTTACCTGAAACATATCCATCAACTGCAAAAAGAGACACTTGGTTTGGATTAAAAACAAAAGTTGGTTCAGATGGACCAACCGAAGACGGAACAGATTACACATATTCCGGAAGAATGAAACAACAAAAATCTTTAGCAGATGGTCAAACATTTGATGGCTTGATAACGGCACTTTCTTATTTATTGAGTGGATCAAAATTTGAAAACAATACACAAGAATATCCGAAAGAAGGCAACGGAAATCCAGATAACTCTGCATATATTCAACCAAATGTTTACAAGATAATAAGTGCTAGAGATCCATTCAATCCAAAATATCCATCATATGATGATAGATTAAGAGCAAATGCAGTATTTGATTCTGATAATATACCAAATTCAACACCAAATGCAACAGAACCGATATATCTAAAACCACCATCTGGTGAAGACCAACAAACAGCTCCTATAAAACAATATGCTGCCGTTTCTTACAATAAACTAAAAAAAGTTCAAAGAGGTGACGCTAATAGATTGAGAGATTACAATGATTTCCGTGCAGACATTGACGGTGAAACCTATAAAAAGTTTTCAACTGATCCTGCTATTGTGGATTACAAATCGAATAATCTTGATAATAGATTCGGATTTGGTAAACAAGGAAAACCTGGAACAAAAAGAGACAATCCTGCAAGAAACAATATAGTGTATACTGCAGAAGGTGCAGTATTAAAGCAAGGAACTGATTACGAATTTAGAGGGGATAGAATAAACATAATAGATTTTAAGACTTCAAATAAAGCTAATAATTTGAGTGAAGTTGAAGATTTTGCATATGAACGCGGTAAATTCAAAAGACCTGGATTAGAAGAAGGTGAAGATTTAATAACATTTTATTTCAGTAGTGTTAATCTTAAACCAACTGCAAATTATCCGGTAGAAACAATAGTGTTTAGGGCATCATTTGATAGTATAACCGATAACCATAAACCAAGTTGGAGTCCTGTTCAATATATGGGTAGAGGGGACCCATCATATGTATTTGGATCATATGAAAGAGATACAAGTTTTGGATTCACGGTTCATATAGGATCTCGCGATGAAATGGCAGCAACATGGAGAAAACTAAATGCACTTGCATCATGGACAACTCCAGATTATAGATCTGGTCGTATGCGTGCACCATTGTGCCGTCTGAACATAGGTCATTTGTTTAGAAAAACACCTGGCTTCATAAATTCATTAACATATACATTTGATAATGCAGGTGGAACTTGGGAAACTGCAAAATTAAAAGAAGATAGAAATTACGGTAATGCAGAATCAAAACCAGGCGTATTGCAGTTGCCAAAAACAATTCAAGTTGCCGTTGGATTTACAATTATAGGCAATTATCGTCCAGAAAGAAATGGTGTGATGTATTCACTATATGATGATGCCGGTGATGGATTGGCTCCTGCAATTACATCAAACGGTGCACTTGTAAATTATTTCAGAATTGACGATGTGACAAATGATAATAACAAAGATGCTCAAAAATACTTGTTGGAAGATGATCCAAAAAGTCTTGAAAAATACGATTCAACTACGACTGATGACGAAACAAAGGCATTGGGAGATGCTGCATTGACACAAATGTATGGAAAAGTGCCATTTGAAGAAAAGAAAGATGCAGATGGAAATGTTACTTATGCATCAACTGATCCAAAATTTGGATCAGTTGATACAAAGGCAGAAGAAGAAAAGGCTGCATCTGGAGCTGATAAACTTGCTACCGATCTTCAAAAAGAGCAGGAAGAAAAAGAGGCACAAGCTAAAATCGCAGCAGCTGGTGGTAGTCCATCTCCCGGTCCACCATAATTCTAATATATTAAAAAATGTGATACTACATATTTATTGATATACTAATTAGTTTTAATAGGAAATTATATGCCGAATAGATATGACCAATCCAACATAATAACTGGTGTAAAAAAATACAATTCAGATGGAACAGATAGAAAAGTTTCGAGACTTTCATCTGTTTTTTATCCAGATTTTTCTCAAAATCAAGATGTTTACATCGTTTCAAAAATGGGCGATAGACTGGATAATCTTGCATACGATTATTATGGAGATGTGTCATATTGGTATGTTATTGGTATTGTGAACAATCTTGGCAGAGGAACACTTGCCGTTAAACCTGGAATAGTATTGAGAATACCTTACTATGATGATTTAACCGGTATTAGTGCATTGTTTCAACAATATAACTTTATGAGGTAATAATGGCTTGGAGCATAAATGTAAACAATCCTTTTTTAAGACCTCCTGGTCCTGGAGCAGCAGAGACGGCTGCTCGTGGTGCATTTTATGGTGCAAAAATTAGAACAGGTGCTATTGCCGGCGGAAAGGCATCGTCTGAACCTAAACTATATTGGGTGTATGGTAAAAAAACTTGGGCAAATTGTAATGGATTGGGATTTCCTCCTGGAAAATTGAATAACACCACAACTGGATTGCTTTCGTTATACAGTCCAAGATCTAATCTTCCATTGATGCCAGTTTTAACAGGTGTTGATACATCAAACGAAGGTGCTATGGGTTCTGTAATTAAAGCAACTGTTAGTTTTACAATGTACCCGTCATTAACTGAAAGTGGGGTTGCCATAGAAAGAATACAAAGTTCTTTTTTCAAACCTGGTGCAAATGTTTCATGCCGATTTGGTTGGTCTGCATATGCCGCTGTTGCCTGTGCTTCTCAATTTGGATTTTCAGGAAAAGTGGTAAGTTTTAGTTGGTCGGTGAACACTGATGTTTCAATTTCTGCTTCAACAAGTGTTATTGCTCCCGGTGCTATAGCAACCGGAGTTAGTGCAAATATGCAAACGAATTCACCTGGTCCACCGCCCGATCCTAATAAAGGTGCAGATGGTGAAGCAAAAGCTGCAGATCCAAACGCTAATGATGGAGAAACTTCACCCGAAAATCCACTTGATGCAAAACAAGTTCTAGTTCCGGCTGCTGATTTAGGAACTGCAATAGACAATGTAATGGCTGAAGTAAACCCCATTCAAACAAAGGCATTGGGAGAAAATGGAAGTGGAACTTCAAATGGAAATGTAAATACAACTCCACCTGCCGGCAACAAAGAAGAAATTTATGGAATAGGTGCTTGGAAAGTTGATGGCAATACAAGTAAATATGGGTTAAGATTTTGTGCAGTTGGTATTCCTTGGATGCCCGAACCACCAGAAACCGATGAGGTAACTGCCGCTGATGAAGCATATGCAGCAGATGTTACTGGTGGAGGAGATGAGGAAGAAGAAGTCACCGATGAACAAAAAAAGAAAGAAAAAGAACTCAAAGATATAGAAGATAAAATCAAGAAATTAAATTCTGGAACAGCCGGTGAAAAACCAAAACCTATTGTTAAGAAATTTTGGTATGTTCAATTCGGTAGTATGGAAAATTATTTGAGTCCGTTAATAGGCGGTGCAACTAATGATGAAATAAAAAAAGTTGATATTGCCAACGATACATTTGGTCATCCTGGATCATCCGGTTACATTAGTGCATATCCAATGGAAGTTATATGGCCTTTTTCTGATTATGGAGACGGTGCAGTAAATGTTGCAACTTCAATTAGAAATTCTCCAATCGGAAGTATTTGGTTCAGTACAGATTTTATGAAAGAAACTTGGAGAAAGTATTTCAATGAAAATAGTAATAAAACTTCACAGAAAAAACTTACACAATTTTTAAGTGAACTTGGAAAACGTGCAAATGAGGCGGCAGGCGATTTTTGGCAATTATCATGTACAGTTGTTGAAAAATTTAGTTCATGTGGTTCAATAGGTGGTAGAACATCCGTTTTATCAGTAGAGGATTTCAGTTATTGTCCAAATGTTGGCGCATTTAATTTTAATGCAAGTTATGGTAGACCTATGTTAAAAAATGTTAGTGTTTCGTGTAAATCTAGTTCAACCATGGGTGCTGCTGTTATGGCTGGTGGAAATGTTGATACTCCTGGTAAACCAGGTGTAACATGGGGTGCTGGTGCTGCAGATGCATTCATAGGTAAATTGACGGGTCAAGTTAAAGAAACTGGAATAAACACGGCATGGGGTGATGCAATGAAAGCTGTTCTCAAATTAAAAAAGAAAGGAGATGCTGCTCACCATTCAAAAACAAATATATTATTTCCAATAGATTTTAGTGTATCAATAGATGGTTGCTCAGGATGGCAATTTAATGAAGCAGTAAATACAAATGTAAAACCACCCGGATATGGCGGTTCTAAATTTGCCATAAGTGGTATAAGTAATAAGATAGATGCATCAACTTGGGAAACTTCTTTGAATGCAATGATGAGGGCTTAATGAAATGAGTGTAGACGTTAGGAAAAAGATATATTATTCTGATGATCAAATTGTAAAAAATCTTTTTACAAATGGTGGAGAATTTTCTATACTGGACGATTTTTCGGAATATGTAGGATTTTATCATAGATACACAACTGGAGAAGTTTTTACTGAACCGGAATGGAATCCTTTGAAATCTCGAAGACTTATTAGATACAGAAGATTGGAAGAACAACAAAAAAGATATTATGATATAAAATTATTCAATAAACCATATGCATCGAAACCGACTGTAAAAAGAAAGAAAAGCACTAATACAGACGAGTATTTTCGATATTCTGCTCCTAGACCAGTTAAAAGAAAATTAACTCAAAAAGAAATAGATGACGGAAAGACATATAGATATTTTGTTACAAAAAGAAATGAAAGAGAAAGGGTATTCTTTGAAATACCAACATCACAAGCAGAAACATATTTTAGTGATAGTCGAGGTATAAATCAATTTTTATATGAAATGATAACTATACCATGGAAAGTTGATGGTCCAGAATATGACATTTATGAAAACGGTATATTGAAGATGCCAGGTGTTATTGATTCAAATTTGAGAATAATTGATAGGTATTCTCAGACATTTAGATTATTGAAACAAATAGTTAGAAACCCAAGAGAATTAACGGTATATGAAAATGTTCCAACTATTAAACCGACGGCAAGTCAATATGTGGAACCAAAATCTACTTTGCAAAATAAATCAGTCTCACAATTACCTACATTTCTAGATGAGGATTCGCCAAAAGAAGCAGAGTTAGTTAAATCTGTTAATCCATTTGATATGTCATATGATAGAACAATAGATGAACCACTTGTTGTATTTGAGGAATCTGATATAAACGTTGAGATGCCACAACCACAAATTTTAGTTCAACCTAGTGTTCCCGTTCAACCTCCGGATATGGATTAAAATTTTTATTTTGAAATGAAGAAAAAATGTGTTATATTTGATAATGTATATTATCAATAGTGGATTCTTTTATGTTTCAAGACAAACAGTGTATTTGCGTTCCAATCACAAGTAATGCCAACAAACATCAATCGGAAGTTTCTATTGTAGGCCTCTATCTTACATTCGGCAATGACGAAGAACGATATATCAATTTTACACATCCAGACGAAATTGATATGGATATAACTCTACAAGAAATACAACTACATCCGAACTCAATCGTGTTCAACAAAAAGGTGTTGGTGAATAATAACTTTAATGATGGTTTTGATATAAATTCATATCTACATTATTATGGACATCCTCATATAAGTCCACACGAATTTTATCCAAAAGGCATGGAGTATCTTTCTAACAAGTTCTACAAGATAGAAGATTTAGGTCATGTCATTCCATTGACAAATCAATTGGAATGGGCAAGAGGTATTTCAAAATATGTATTGAGATTAAAACCATTCGAGTTCAAAAAAGAAAAATGTGTAAACTATTGTAACGATTTCATAGAAGTATTCCATGAGATAGAAAAAAAACATATTCTGGTTGGTGATGAA